TCTGCAAGCAGACGCCCAGACGTTGTGGATGTATCTATTATTCGAGTAAAATCCTGAGAGGCAAAGTCGTTTAAAGCCTCGCCAGTACGGTTAACTGTACCATCTTCATTAACGCCCGTAGCAGCGCCTTCCATATCTATTTCGATTTCAGAGGCATCTACTTGGGCCTCGTCGCTCACAGTACCCTGTGCGGCATCAACTGTAGTTTCTGGGGTTCCTAAATCCCCTAGAACAGTCTCAACATTATCTGAGTAACCTGCCGCATCGGGAATATCAGTAATTTCATTAGCCAGTTCAGCATCTTCTTCATCTACCGTATTTGTATTATCAATATCCAGATCATCGCCCAAGTCATAACGATCATCAGTAGCATCAAGATTGGTTCCCGTAGCGTCTGGATCTAACTCAGTATAATTATCACTGACCAACAAATCATTATCAGCCAAAAACGTATTAGGATCATCGGCTAAGGACTGTATATCAGTATCCTGATCAGTCATGCCCACGGCATCCATCGCACCGTCTAGATCGAAGATGTCTTGGTTCTCGGTTTCATCCTCTACGGGATCGATTGTCACATCATCTTCAGCCATTGATATTATCCCTTTCGGCTTCGCACCGTCTGATACGATCACGTAAGTAAATGTAGTTTTTCACCGCTTCCTCTATCGCCCTACTGTCAGGGGGAAGAGCTTCGATTTCGTCTGCTAATTGATTGTTGAAGCTGTCGCTGTACTGCGCCATCGAAGGGCAGTAGACCTCAAGCTGCGTTCTATAAACCGTTGTTACGCAGCCGGTCAGTGACAGAGCGACGATCAGTAAGAGTAGCGTTCTCATGTTCTGCCATATTTTTGTAAAAATCAGAGGCCTTTGTCTGTGCCTCTAATTCGTCCTCAAGGACTTTGTTTTTTTCTTTAGCCCGTCCTTTGACCTGACCCATCACGTAAAGGATAGGTAAGGCCAGAGCTAAAGCGCCTATTGCGTAGGACTTTATTTTGGAGAAAAGCATCAATGGATACCTTCCTTGTGGTCTTTGAATCTGGCATACGCCGCCAGTGCGATACCGCCTATTGCACAAAGCAAAAAGATAGTTTTCATGCTGTCGCTATAGGGAACCAAGGCTTCGATCTGAGGAGCAATTTCACCCAGCGCCGTAGCGGCCCCAGCTACACCAGCACCCACCATAGTCTTAGATTTAGTAAGTGGCTTAACTGCTTCGGCAGTAACCTTTTGAGCCATCATTGGCCCACCTTCATCAGACGGTAATTGGGCGTCACGGGAGAAGATAGCGGCTTCGGCAGAACGGCGGCGTGTCAGACCACGAAGAGGCGTCAGCTTACCGTCTACTCTGGCTTTGTTCCATCTTAGAAACTGCTCTGGTACGGCATCATAATCGCCCGCATTAAGCTTTTTTAATAGGGTGGAGCTTCGAAAGTTACCGCCGCCTAAGTTAAATACAAATGACGTTAAAGCGTCATACTGGCCTTGCGATAATGGTACGTTAACGTATTTTTTAACAATCTTGCCGTGTTCATCGAGGTCTTCCATCAACCGCTTTTCGGCATAATCCACAGTCCACTTATCTCCAGACCTTACGCCTTTCGTGGCACCATATCCGTTTGTCCAACGGTTTGCGACACAGCGATAGGCATGGACTAATCCATCGTCACCCATCTTATGTAGGCCTTCAAACTTCTTCACTAAATCAACGCATTGCTGCGATACACTTGTGGGGTGCATAATACTTCCTTTAGAATATAAAATTTTTCGGGGGTGTGTATGCATTATACATTTGTTAAGTGCTAATTTCAACACTTAACTATTATATTAAAGGCGATTTTCTAATTCTTCAATACGGTCATTTGCTTCTTGAAGTGCCGCCCATAACAAAGGAACTAGGCTCGTATAGTCTACAGTCTGGTAAATTGGCGTTCCATCGTTATCCACAGCATCTTTGGCCCCATGAACTGCCCACGGTGTGGCATCCTGTAGCTCATGCGCTATAAACATTGCCCGGGATTTTGTGTCGCTTTCTCGCTTGCCCATAATTGGGTCCACCGACATAATTGTATCTAGGGCACCTTGGACCCCGCCTTCGATCGTCTTATACCGGTAATCAGATGTGGTTGTATAACTTGCCGCTGAGACCGCATTCGTAATGGTGGCACTATCGCCGGTAATATCACCAGCCACTGAAGCATCGCCGCTCAGAAACAAATCTTTCCATCGAGTGTTTAGAGTACCTATGTCCTTCGTATTTGTTACATCAGGAAGCATTGAACCAACGCCGGTCGTAATATGAGCTATGGCTTGCCACACCGCCGCATTTGCCGTGCTATCTGCACAAATGTGCATACGATCCGTAGTCACGTTCACCCAAATAGATCCCACTGCGTAACCTAAATCTGTATCATCATTAGCAGTAGGGTCTGACGTAGCATCCAATTTATTGAGTCCACCTACTCCACCATTAGCGGCAGGTAGGTAGCCGGTAACTGAGCTTGCAAGAGGTATCTTTGCACTATCACCCGCTACGCCGGTATGCGTATGGCCTGTGGTTCCGAAGGCTGTTTCNAGTTGGTTAAACTCTGCGTTCAGTGGNGCTGCAGTAATATCCAGCGTGTTCTGAATGGAGCTTGCTGATTGTCTGGTATATCCTGCCATTATCTTTTTCCTGCCTGTGCAAATTCAAATACTAGCCCTTGAATAGAATGTGGGCTGGCTACTGCGTCTGTTACGAAGGTAGCTCTAGTCGAGTAGCCGCTGCCTTGTATGTCCGACACGATGACGGGCTTACTAGAGCCGCCGTATTTAACGTCTGTAGCGTTATAAGTTATGTTTCTGCCGCCATAGACTGTGGGTGCGCCGGTAGAGGTTTGGCTGTAATCCCGTGGCGTAGAAGTATCGGGGTCAGACCAATCGTACTCTATGTTGAGCAGCATGGTGAATGGGCCTTCTGCCCTAATAAACGTATTTAACTTATGGATCACTTTTCGGATTTCAGTGTCGCCAAAGTCTAAAAACGGCGTGGAGTAGAGGCTGATAATGTTATCACCCGCTAGGCTGTTGCCTGTCTCTTGGCGATATACCTTACCATCAAAACCGCCATGTAAGACGTACTCTTCTGCGCCTATATACTCGCTGGTACAGACCGATACTTTAAAGCCTAGTAGCTCAGAAAACTCCCACCCCATGCCTTGTGGAGTACTGGTTAAGCCACCTAATATGCCTTTGCCTTCGGAAGTATTGTCTCCCACAAAAAGACGGATTTGAGACTTAGCTCTGATGACCGTAGAATTAAGAGTATCTAAATCCTCGTTACGGATAATATCAGTGAGTTTGGCTTGTATATTTTTACTTATGGAGCGGATCTCTACGTCACCGATATTGGCAGTTCCCGATACAGGGCGTAGGCCATCAGGGCTAAGAAATATTAGATCCCCACCTAGCTCTTGTACGGAGTCACGGGCTACGCAGCCTACATTGCTGGTTACATTATCGGGCTTAAACGGGGCCGTGGCTCCTTGGGCTGTGTTCTTGGACAGCTTCTTAATGGCGTTCTGCCCGAATACAAATAAATCCTCACGAAACGGCTTTAGCTGAACGACTTTAAATCCTGCAGAATACTGATGACTATCAGCCGCCGTAGTCCAAGTGTATGGATCTTGTGGCGCTGAATGAGCAATGCCGTTTTGGTAGCTCGTATCCCCTGCAATAAACAAATACTGCTCAAACACTTCTACGATTTCAGGGGCGTCATAGGCATTCGGCCCACCGGCACTAGACGATCCACCTGAGTTGGTTGAGAGTACCTGCTTCCAGTTCGTACCATCGAAGATTGTCAGAGGGTTTATACCATCAACAAAGGCCACCATAGAACCACTGCCAAAGTTAAACTGCACATGGCGTATCTTGTTAATCGTCTTAGAGCCGCTAACGGTATTATGAGTTAGGCCAGTGGTGATTTTGCTCCAGCCAGAGCCGGTAATGTGTTTGTAGAAAGAGTAAGTATTTCCAGAAACATCCTTACGTGCGGCTATAATGTAAGGCGATCCCAAAATTTCATTGCGGTACATGCAGAGGCCAAGGATCTTACCTTCGGCTACAGGATTGGAAGACCCGTCTAATGCCTGTACTTCCTGCCCATACTCGCCGCCAGAATAGGTAACCGTGGTGTCGTAGTGATCAAAGCCTTCGATGCGCCGATAACCGCCGAATAAACTAGGCTCGTAGTTTAATAGGCGAGTAGCTGCACCGGGATAGTTGGCAGCAAGATCCAGATGGTTCTCATTGCTATTCAACCCGCCTTTGCAGATTACTTTATATGAGTCGATACGATCCACTATAAACCACTCACTGATCTAAAACTGGCTGAAACATTACCACCGCCGAAGTTCACTCTGGTGTCTCTGACTTCACTGTAGCTGTTGATATATTGGGATTTCATGTCGGCTATAGCCCGTTCAAAATTGCGCTGGGCTAGTTGGGCCGACTCTGGATTATCCTTAAACATATAGATGTGATACAACGCACCCTCTACGAAGATTGGCGTCAGTACGTCTGGATAAACCGAAGCGCCGGTCGGTGTATCGTTATATGCTACAAGCTCAGTCGGGTGCAGGAAGTATCTAAACTCAAGGCGATACGGCTTATCGGGTGCAGGGCTAATACCAAACCCTACGCCGTGGCTGGGGAATACATACTCAGGCCGACCAATACCTGACGTAGCTGCGTCATCATCCTTATCACGATAGCTCTTGTACCAAACATCTCTGTCTATGTACTGCAGTGAACGGTTCTCTGTGGAGTAGGTTCCATCGCCCACGATCTGGAAAGAGTTCCACTCTAACGTCTTAGCCCTAGTCGGATTAGAGTATTCGGTCTGCCCCACGACAAGCTGAGTAAGCTCTTGAGCCGCATTAAAAGGCCACTCGAATTGCTGGGCGTTNAAGTCAAATATGGCGCTGTTAATCGCATCCTTAGCCGCCGCCTGTATGCCACGAGCGTTTTCAAAATCAGANTGCGTAAGCTCGACTTCATTGAGTCGCCTTAGCACCCGATTAGTCAGGTCAATAAAAGTAGTCATGTACGGGCCTTTTTAAGCTGCGTTTCTAAACGGGCTGCTTGGAGTAGAAGTCGAGGTAGTCGCAAACGGCGACACATTTAGATCTGAACTTCTTGAAGTAAATGGCGGCTCAATCACGCTAGTAGTAATGTTCTGAGCGCCTTCGGCATTCACAATAGGGCTATTAAGAGTACTATTAATAGTGCCAGTTAAAGTTACATTAGAATTAGACCGGCCTACGCTAGTGATAGTAGCAGTAGCACCGCTTTGGAATACGCCTTCTGGGTTGGCTTGAGTAGTAACCCCGATATTAGTAGACGGCCTACCGTCTGTGACTGCATCACCATCGATAGCGGCGGTTGATGCTATATCAGTCGCTGCAGTGGCTTTTCTAATACGATCAAACGTA